CTGTTTTTGTTAATCAAACTTTATTTAAAGTGTTATTGCAATGGGTGTGACGTAGCGTTACGGATTAAGTTACGTTACGTCACATTAAAAGTTACGTTGCGTCACGAATGAGTTCGATTGCTTCTTTTAAACCGTCAGCTTTACCGTGTTTGTATGCAACTGTTAAAGCAATTATCATTTCACTATGCTGTGAAGGCACAAGCATAAATGATAGCTCACTAAGTATTTTCTCTGCCATATCTATGAGCATTTGAGAATCGTATTTTATTTCTGGTTTCATTTTGATTTCCTTTTTGGTTTCGTTTTGATTAGCCAATGTATCCGACAACAAGTAAGCCAGCTACAGTAGCGCATACTGCAAAGTATATGATTGCGATCCAGTGGTCTTCGTTCATGACAACCTCCTTAGTTAAAGAAAGAGCAAAAGCTCCTTGTTAAACTAACAAGTAGAAAGGGGAGCCGAAGCTCCCCAAGGTAGCTTACGCTACCATCTTTCTGAGTGCGCTGAAGTTAGCTGCTTTGGCGTTTGTGCTTGTCTTTTCCTTGGGTTTCCAAGCTTCTCCACCTGTGATGACTGTGTAAACCTGACAATCTGCATCATGTCGAGCTTGCAGTTCTTCAAGCTCTGGCATCAGGGTGTTGATCCAACGCTCTGTGCGTTCCATAGAATAGCTGTTCTTTTGATCAACAGCTATGTCATATTCTGCGAGTGAATCAGCAAGCTGCTTCTTCTTATACGTCAACCCATTGTTTGACGTATAGCAAGCATCTGATGCTAGTTTTGTGAGAAAAGCAGTGTTAACTACTGGACCGTCAATAGACGGTTTGTCTGTAGTATGATAGTTGATTACTTCCAACTTCATCTTTGCAAGTTTACTTATCGTTGTCATCTCTAGGACTCCTTATCAAATCGAGGGAACCGCCCTCTCGGTGAAGGCCAGTAGCACCCCAGCCAATCGCCACTTGGCGGCTTGAAGTTAGCAAGGAACAACGGCCACTTGGCCGCCTTGCGAACTTTTGGATGCGGGTGATATGCAGGTGAGACGAGTGGGTGGTTCGCTTGATCAAGGAGTCATAGAGCATGACGTAAGTAAACGCAGCTAAGTGAAGTTGGCAGTAATCTGGTGTAGTATGGTTATAGTATGTCAAGAGTCTGAAGAGGTACTATGATACCTTTCTGCATGGTGTGACGTTACGTCATGTATTGACAAGCAAGTATCGGATTGTGCTATCTGGGGGGAGAGAGGGAGAGGGGGGCAAGCAATGGGATTAATGGTAGGTATGGTAATATGAATGTTCCAATACAGAGAAAGTTAACTACGAAACAGACCGCATTGGTTGACACACTCGTAGCAAATGGTTGCACCATAGCTAAAGCCGCAGAGATGGCTGGGTATGCTGCTGGCGAATCTGGAAGAGTGACTGCAAGCAAGGCGTTAAAGCTTGCACATGTGCAGCAGTATATGATGCAGAGAATGAATGAGGAGTTTGGGCTTAGTGCTACATTGGCTGCTGGGACTGTAAGAAGGTTAGCCACAGGTGCTAAGTCTGAGTATGTTCAGCTGGAAGCAAGCAAGGATCTGTTAGATCGTGCGGGGTATAAACCTATAGACCGTTCTCAAGTGCAAGTGGCAGGTGATATACGTGTCAGTATTGATCTAGGGTAAATAGCTATAGTGTTTGGTGTTGCATAGGGGGGTGGGGGTAAAAACTTAGTAACGTAGTTACTGTAATAGTCCACCACTCGCATTATTCTGGAAAAAGGTTTGCTAGTTATATTTTTTTTAGTATAGGGTTTGATCAAAGGAGAATGTTATGGCTACTGTTAAAGAGCTTGAGGCTCGGCTAGAAAAACTTACTAATCGTCGAGATAGCTTACTATCGTTACGTTTTATGAAACACGAACTAGGTCCAGAGCAAGAGAAGCAGTTAGCCAACGCTGCTAAAGAAGAAAAGAAATTAAAGGTTTCTATAAATAAAACAAAAGAGGCTATTAAGCAAAGAAACACAATGCTAAAGTCAGAAACCTCTAAAGTGCTTAAAGGTTCCTATCGTGGTGGCGGTGGTGGAGGCATGCAAGATTTGACCAGAGCGCAGATGCGAAGGATCTCTGGTGCAGATCCCACTAAAAAAGGTACAAGTAAAATATTCTAGGAGAAGAGCATGGCAGATAAGAAGAGTTCTAACAAGGTACGAGCTAGGGATGACAGTGGTGCTTTCATTGCTGATGATCCCACTACGGAGAAGAATGAAGCTTGGGTGTCCCTCTCCGCAAATGAAATTAACAAATTGCGATTAAAGGCATTAAGAGAAAGCATGCGTAAAGAACGGAAAGCTAAAAATGCGTAGCGAACACAAAAGCCCTACTGGTGGTTTAACGCAAAAGGGACGTGAGCATTTTAAAAGAACTGAGGGTGCAAACCTTAAGCCTCCTGTTCGTAAGGGGACTAATCCCCGACGTATTTCTTTCGCTGCAAGGTTTGCTGGAATGAAGGGACCTATGAAAGATGAGAAGGGCAAGCCGACCCGTAAGGCGTTAGCATTAAAGAAGTGGGGCTTTGGTTCTGTTGAAGCTGCTCGTAACTTTGTAAGAAAGCATAGGAGTTCATAATGTGTTTTGGTGGACCTAGCGCAGAAAGCCGCTATCAGAAAATTAAGAAGACCTATGATCCTCTTCCTTCATTGAAGATGGATACTAACTCTATGGTAAGCGGAGGGGCTTCCTCTCAACTGAGGGATGTACGGCGCAAAGGAATGAAGAAAAGATCCTTGCTAACCCCGTTAATGATGGATGAGCAATGAGCTTCTTAAATACCATAAACAAAGAAGATCTTAGCCTCCTTCGTCGCATTGTGCGTAAAACACATTACGCATACGTAGAAGCCAAGCATGGTAAAAATTTTGTAACTGATACAGAGTGCGATAAGCTTATTGCAAGTATTGGCCCCGAAGTTGTTGAGCGTATGATTAAATTTGGCGTAGATAAAGGATTAAGATAATGAGCCTGTATGAAAACATGAACAGACGAAAGAAAGCTGGAACAAGCCGTTCTAAAAAGAACTCTACTATTACTGCTAAGTCCTATGCTAATATGAAAGCTGGCTTTCCTAAGAAGAAGAAAAGTCTTCTTAAAAGAACAGCATAGATGGCAGCTCTAACAGTAAGCCAAGTTGCAGCCTTAAAAAAACATAAGGTGCATCATAGCGCAAAGCATATGAAAGATATGACCACAGCAATGAAGGCTGGTAAAACTTTCTCTCAAGCTCACACGATTGCAAAGAAAAACGAAAAAGCTAAGAAGTAATGCCTGAGTTTAAATACAAACCTGACGGTGATGTATTAAAATCCTTTATGAAAAACCCCACGTTCTTTCGTGGCATAAGAGGTCCAGTGGGATCTGGTAAGTCTGTTGGCTGTTGTGTAGAAGTGTTCCGCCGCGCCCTCGAACAAGAGAAAGGTGCTGATGGAATACGGCATAGCAGATGGGCTATCATCCGAAATACCAATCCGCAGCTTAGAACAACTACAATCAAGACATGGTTAGATTGGTTTCCCGAATCTGATTGGGGTAAGTTTACTTGGTCAGTGCCGTATACGCACCATATCAAGAAGGGTGACATAGACCTCGAAGTTCTTTTCTTAGCTTTAGATAGGCCAGAAGATGTTAAAAAGTTACTTTCTCTTGAGCTTACAGGCGTTTGGGTCAATGAAGCTAGAGAGCTTCCGAAGAGTATTATTGATGCCTGTACGATGCGTGTTGGCCGTTATCCTTCAATGCGTGATGGTGGTCCTTCTTGGACTGGCGTTATTGCCGATACCAACGCCCCTGAGGAAGATCACTGGTGGCCGATCATGGCTGGTGAGGTTCCAGTGCCAGATCATATTCCTCGTGAGCAAGCTAAGATGCTGGTTAAACCAGACAACTGGAAGTTCTTTACGCAGCCCTCTGGCATGGTCGAAGAGAAGAATGACGAAGGAGAAATAAAGGATTACGTTGCTAACAGTAAGGCTGAAAACACAAAGAACATGATGAAGTCTTACTATCCTAACCTTATTCAAGGTAAGACAAAAAGCTGGATAGATGTCTATGTTATGAACAGACTCGGCCACATACAGGACGGAAAGCCTGTGTATCCTATGTTTGCACCAGAAATCCATGTAGCTGATGAGGAAATACCAGTAGCAGCAGGGGTTCCTGTGTATGTTGGCGTTGACTTTGGGCTAACACCAGCAGCCGTATTTGGTCAGAAGATACGAGGACGATGGTTTATACAGTCTGAGATTGTAGCTATTGACATGGGCATAGTGAGATTTGCCGAAGTTATGCGTAACGAACTGTCAACTCGCTTTGCTGTAGCTGGTGATGTTATTATATACGGTGATCCTGCTGGCGATTTTAGAGCGCAGACTGATGAATCCACACCCTTTCACATTCTGCGCGGTGCTGGCTTGAAGGCGTTTCCAGCTCCTTCCAACTCTGTTGATCTTCGATTGGAGGCTGTCTCTTCCCAGCTCACCAAAATGTCAGAAGGTAAGCCAGTGCTTTTAATTGATAGGCGATGCCCACAGCTTATTAAGGGATTTGAAGGTGGGTATGCCTACAAGCGTATGGAAGTATCTGGTGAGCGTTATGCAGATAAGCCAGATAAGAATATGTTTAGCCACGTTCACGATGCAGCGCAGTACCTATTTCTAGGGGCTGGTGAGGGCAGAGCATTGATGAACTCGCAGAAACCAGCGATGCCAGTGATAGCAAAGCGCAGCTTCGATGTATTCAATCGTAACTCTAATGGTAGAAAGAAACCTAGCTTTTGGGCAAGGATGTAGTTTGTGCATTGATATTTTCTTAGTTTTGTGCTTACGAAGAATAAACAGAGGAGATAGCTATGTGTTTTGGCCCAAGTGCAGCAGCTAAACAAGCTTCGGCTGAACAGCGTGTAGAAGCAGATGACATTGAACAAGAAGAGATAGTAGCTCGTGCAAAGCAAAAACGCGAAGATATTTCTGATGTTTTAGAAAAGCGCAGAGGCAGAGGCATGAGAAGGTCTTTGTTTTCTGGTGGTCGCCAAGGATTTTTAGGTAGGTTTGACTAATGGCTGATGATCCAATCGCAAAGCAATACATTCAAAGCTACGAGAAAGCAAAGTCTTTCCGTGAGAATTGGGTTTCCTTGTTTGAAGAATGTTACGAGTATGCGTTACCTCAACGTGAGTCTTTCTATCACGAAGAGGCTGGGCAGCGCAGAGATGATAAGATCTTCGATGAGACAGCAGTTGTAGGCGTTCAAGAGTTTGCAAGCCGTTTACAGTCTGGCATTGTGCCTAACTTTGCACGTTGGGCTGACCTCATGGCTGGCAGCGAAGTTCCTGTAGAACAGCGCGAAGCAGTCAACAATGAACTAGATGAAGTAACTGAGTATGTGTTCGAGGTACTTCAGAACTCTAACTTCAGCCAAGAAGTGCATGAGTCATTCATGGACTTAGCTGTTGGTACTGGCGTTCTATGTGTTGAAGAAGGTGATTCAATTAACCCTGTTACATTCTCAGCAATACCTTTGCCGCATGTGGTTTTAGATACTGGCCCTGACGATAAGATAGATCATGTGTATAGGGAACGTAAGAAGGTTAAGTTTGATCACTTACAGATTATGTATCCTAACGGAAAGTTTAACAGCCAAGTGCTTTCTTTAATGGGGTCAAACAGAGAGACAACTGTTCTTGAAGTTGTATGCAGAAACTACTCTAAAAAGAATGAAGAAGCTTACTATCACTACGCTATCTGCATGACGACTAAATCCTGCATATACTCCAAAGAGCTAACTGGCATTGGCTCTAATCCATTTGTTTGCTTCCGCTGGTCCAAATGTGCTGGTGAGATTTATGGTCGTGGCCCACTTATTAACGCTCTGTCTGCAATTAAAACAACAAACCTAACGATAGAACTTATCCTTGAAAACGCTCAAATGTCTATCTCTGGCATATACCAGATGGAAGATGATGGCGTAATTAACCCTGATACTATTAATTTAGTTCCAGGATCTATTATTCCTAAGGCTATGGGATCTGCTGGACTGCAACCTATACAAGCTGCTGGTAGGTTTGACGTTGCACAACTTGTTTTGTCTGACATGAGGCTAAATATTAAACGTGCATTGTATAATGATATGCTTGGTAATCCTGATAAAACACCAGCTTCTGCTACTGAGGTAGCTGAAAGAATGGCTGACTTGTCTCGTAGAATGGGGTCTGCATTTGGCAGATTGCAAGCTGAACTTGTGCAACCTGTGCTGCAAAGGGTTATCTATATTCTAAAGAAGCAGGGTCGCATCGAAGTCCCAACTGTAAACGGTAGGGAAGTAAAGGTACGCTCTGTATCTCCGCTTGCTCAAGCGCAATCTAATCAAGACATCTCAAGCGTAGCACGTTTCCTAGAACTGGTTGGCGGTTCGTTTGGCCCAGAGATGTTGCAGCTCTTAGTTGACGGTGAGCAGACAGCAATACATCTTGCTAAGAAGTTTGGTGTGCCAGAAAGCTTGATTAGGGATGAAGAGCAACGCAAGCAAATAGCACAGATGGCGCAGCAAATGGCGCAGCAGCAGATGCAACAACAAGGACAGATGGTTGAGCAACCAGAAGGTTAACATTGGAATAGACGGGATACAGCGGAAGACTGATCTTGATAAACAGATAAGTCACAACGTAGCTCAGATATTTGAATCACCAACAGGCAAAGAAGTTGTGCGTTATCTACGTTCTATAACTATAGAAATGGTTAACGGGCCGAATGTAACTACGGAAGAGTTACGTCATATAGAAGGGCAGAGATATATCGTTGGTTTAATCGAGCAGCGTATTGCCCATTCACATAGGAGTAAAAGAAAATGAGTGATACGTTAATGAACACTGAGGCAACGGAGGCTGCACCATTAGAGGCTGCACCAGCAGAAGAGCAGCGTGACTTTGTTGTTGCAGAAGATACACAACCAGAACGCCCTGAGTGGTTGCCAGAGAAATATAAAAGCGGTGAAGACCTAGCAAAAGCCTATAAAGAACTTGAGTCTAAGCTTGGCAACAAAGAAGAAGATATACGCAATAAGCTTCTTGAAGAAATCAAGGCAGAAAGCTTTAGCGAAAGGCCAGAGTCTGCTGGCGATTACCAGTTGCCAGAGTCAGTAGATGAAGAGCTTGCTGTTGATAATGAGCTTCTTAAGTGGTGGTCTGAACATTCCTTTGAGAATGGGTACAGCCAAGATGAGTTTAAGAAGGGTATAGAGATGTATGCTCAAGCT